AGCGGATTCCAAGCGATATTGTTGAGACAATATTTATTTTCATTAGGAGGAGTTAATTTAATATTGGCTGACAAAGGAATACGGGTTAATATGAATGACGGCCAAAAATTATTGAAAAAGGCAAAAGACAAAAAATTGATCAAAAAATATGTTGACAGAAAATTAAAGAAATTTATTGACAACGGCAAATTATTAAATATGCTCAAACTTAATGCTGTCACCAAAGGTCACTTAAATGCTAAAGAAGCATGTTCATTATTGCGAAAACGCGATATTAAATCAAGCGAATTAATCGAAACATTTCACAAAGCATTATAGATCGCTCTGATTGGACTTTGTCCAATCTTCGCCTCCTCTCGACAGTAAACCACCGATCCGTCGATATACTTTATACATAGTATAGATGAAATTCTCACAAAAAAATTTGTGATCAATATAGTTTGTTATATATGTAATTGTCATATGATATTTGTTTTTTTATTAATTTTTCTTTAGTCTCAAATTTTTGAACATTGTCACATGTATTACATTCGATCGTTAGCTCAAATGACATTATCACAATATAGATTCAATCACAATATATTTAAGTACAAGAGAATGATAATATAAGAAATTAATGACGATAATTGAATTAATGAAACCATAAAAAATGTCAGATAATTATTAACACATCATCGATCCTAATGTACAAAAATTCAATCTTGGACATAGCAACATTTGATTTTCAAGTTCACTCATTCCATCAATATTGACTATATCCAATGTAGAATTAATTGTGGGTTCAATATCACTGCGTTTTATGATTGATATTTTTTGTCCGTTGAGATTATAAACATAAGTTTCACTAACCGCAAATGAATATACAACATCATTGTTTCCAACATAAGAATGTAAATCAGTAATTTTTTCTTTAGTTGAGAATCCAATCACATTGCAACCCACCTTCATATATTCGTTTTGTTTTATTTGTATTAGTATACTGTTACCGACATTCCAATCGCCATCATAATATATTTTGGACTCATCAGTTTTTTCATCATATAATTTATATCCTTTTCCAATAAATATTTTTTCATATGATAGATCTGTGATCCAGTTATCTGCATAATCTGATATTTTTACAGATGGCTCATTATAATTAAATTTAAATGAGTTTTTTATGTGTGCTACACTTAATGTTTTCTTTTTGGGATCAACAGTTACTTTGAATGGTCTACCTTCGTTATCATGTGTAAAATATACATTTTCTTTTTGTTCGTCTTTTAATTTAAAGTATCTCATTTCAATCAATTCTTTTAATTTAATTAATTTAACTTCTGATGTATCTGCCATAGTTTTTTGTATAATAATAAATTGCTTTGGGTTTTAAATGATAATTTATTATATGATAAGAGTATACTTTGAAGAAATGGACTTAAGAGAATATGATTAATTTTTTGGCTGCAACAATATTGATTATTTTTTCAATTATTGATTTACAGTCACTCTGTTAATATATTCAAATCATGCCATTGCCAACATTATTATTACCGGATAAAATAGTTTTTGATGATCCGAGTGATCAAGAGAAATTCAAAGATGTTAAGGTCATTTAACATATCATAAAAATCAATTTTCTCAGCGTCCAAAAACTACATTTGTTATTTAATCACAAGAGAACATCAATAGAATAATGACGGTAATTGAATTGCTGGAATCAAAAGTGGAAAAAAATGGATACATGTGCATTTTATTTAGGATATTAAAAGAAAAAGATGTCACAGTCGGTAAATAACTGCCTAAAACTAATCATACAACAACAAATAGTTTTTTATTTTAAACACAAATGTCTGTTTTATATAAACAATGTAAGTGTAGAAAAAGCTAAAAAATATTATGCCGTTTCAATATCCACTCTCAGAAGATGGGATGAAGCTAAAAAAATTAAAGTTATTAGAACTCAAGGAGGACATCGAAGATTCTACATCCCCGAAAAAGGAGGGCGAAGAAAAATTATATATTGCAGAGTTTCTTCATCCAAACAAAAGTCAAATCTTCAAAACCAGATTAAACACATGTCCGAAAAATATAAACTACAGTTTGAATAATAACAAAACGAGGTTATGTATTATAGGTGGAGATTATGTATAATTTCCGTGAGTAGTTTTGAGTAGGTTTTCAGCATCAGATACAAAACTTTTGATCTCTTTAAATATTTCAAGGAGAATATGAATAGTGGAAAAGAAGGGTGTTTTGTGAGTAGTCGTCATACACCGGGCAAAGTAAGTATAACTGGACTAAAAGGACCTGGAAAGATAAGTTATTGGGAATATAATTGTATGCACACAAACAAACAGTTAGATATGTACAAAAACGATAAACTTCCGCTAACGGTAAATACAAAAAAACCAACTCAGGAACATGATTATTACACTATAAATACTATCTTATATGGAGAATTCGGTTATAAAGCAAGTGAATTGACCGATAAATTATTTAAAAAAGATTTTCCATTCTATTATTATCCATACATTGCCTATGCAAAATGAACATGTTATTTTAAGTCTTTTAAACCTTTTTATGTTAAAAATTGATTTTTTTGCGGTTAACAACTATGAATGTAATTTTAACAATACCAAATGATCTAATATTGATAATATCAGATTACGTTCATTTTGAAGATAACATATGGGAAAATGGTGTCAAATGTTTCAATGACAATGAATTAGAATTAGCTATAAATTTACATCTATGGATATTTTATCAAAAAGGAATGAATACATGGATCAACTTTAAGAAAATAAAAAGACTTATAACTGGAACAAAATCTGTCATACATAATAATATCACTCATTTAAAATTAACGTATGAATTTAACGATGATGTAAATGATCTACCGGACTCAGTTAAATATTTATATATTCAAAATTGCGACAACACGTCAGAAATAAAAAGTTTACCACCGAATTTACGCACATTGCGTTTATCAGACGATTATAATTTGCCAATATTACAGTATCCAAAAGCATTAAAACGATTTATTGGAGGCGACGATTTTGACCAAAATATAGATAAGTTACCAGATTCGGTTGAATATATATTTCTCGGAGAATCGTACAATACCGATATTAAAAAATTACCAAATAACCTTATAACAATGACAGGAACTTGGTTCGCTTTACCTTGTCCGCCTGGCCATATATTTGGAACGGAAATTAAAATGCCTAAAAGATACACCATTCATTGTAAGTTTCCAGAATCGTTCAAAGTATTTGATTTAGAGGAACCATATCCGACCATCACACATATAACTCCGTTGATTACTGAAACAATAAAAATCGAAAAATAAAGAATTATAGATATTTATGGAATAAATTGATTCTATGTCTAAATAATCTTACATTATTCTATTTTTTTCAGATTAAAATAAGTCAATTATATTTGGTTTTATTTAAATTATTGATCTGTTGTGTCACTCTGTTAATATATTCTAATCATGCCATTGCCAACATTATTATTACCGGATAAAATAGTTTTTGATGATCCGAGTGACCAAGAGAAATACAAAGATGTCAAGGCCATCGATTATATTATGGACTGGTTTAAAGTACGTTTATCAAAAACTCCAAATACACACGCCGACAGAATACTCCTGTTAAACGCCAGTACAGGGTCAGGAAAATCAACTACGATTGGCCCAGAGTTATTTCTTAGATTTCACGGTCAATTAGGAATCAAACGGAATATTGTGGTTACTGAACCTAAAGTACTAATTGCAATTGAAAAAGCAATAGAAATTTCTGATATCCCTGCCTATGGAAAATATCTCAAACTTGGAAATACAATAGGATATCAGACGGGAGCGTTTAAAAAAAAACCTCGTAATCCAGGAGTTATATTTTCAACAGTCGGAACATTATATCAGCAATTCAAAGCCTGGTCATCGAACGACTTTCTTAATAAATACAGTGTAGTTGTGATTGATGAGGTTCATGACCGAAGTATTGATGTTGATATGCTGTTATTTATGATGAAAGAATTTATCAATAATCATCTTGGAAACAGACTCTGTCCGTTCTTTGTTATGATGAGCGCCACATTCGACACTGCTAAATTTGCAAAATATTTCGACCTTAATTTAAAAACCAATATGATTCGTGTGGTTGGGTTATCTTATCCAATAAAGAAGAATTTTATTAAATATACAATGTCTGATTTTCGTACAACAGTGTCAAATATAACAGAAGATATTGTCAAGAAGGATCAAAAAGAAAAAAGCGAAGAAGCGTGTCGAAAAGAAGACAATGATATTTTAGTATTTATTTCTGGTATGAGACAAATTGATCAACTGAAGAAAACTACCAATGAATTAAATAAAACACTCAAATATAAACTTATGCCGTTGTCTTTAACATCTGGAGATTTTAAAAAGATGTCCGAAGACTATATTGCGCTAACAAAACCGTTATCTGAATTACGCACAGCATCAGGCAAGATTCCAACACGTAGGATAATATTTTCGACATCAGTTGCAGAAGTAGGATTAACAATACCAACTTTGAAATATTGTATGGATTTGGGCTTAGATAAAACTATGTTATATGATTCATCACGAAGTTCAAATATATTTATTACTCAAGCGGTGACTCAATCTAAATCGAAACAACGTATGGGAAGAGTCGGAAGAGTTAAACCTGGAGAATGGTGGGGATTATACACTGAAAAAACATACAATCATTTCAAAATAGATGCTCCTCCATCAATATTGACTGAGGAATTTACATTACATTTGCTTAATATCATAATTATACAAACTGATGCGAAATTAAATACAGTTGCAATAAGCAGTAATGAACCTTCGCTTGCTGTCAATCATGATGGATATTTCGAACCAGATAAAATTAAATTATTGGACAAATTAACAGCGTCAACTGTCAGAGACTCGTTAGATAAATTATATATATTGGGATATGTTAATAATGACTATAAGCCCACTATGCTCGGTATTTTTGCGAATAAATTTCGTAAAATGCGTCCAGAAACAATTCGATTTTTGTTTGAAGGATTACATTTAAGCATTAATACGAATGATTTGGCAACTATTGCTGCATTTTTAGAATTACCGGGATGGAAAAGTAGTTCTGGGCTTATATACAATAAAAAAGTGACTTCTTGTATAGACGAAAAAGTTGACGGAGATACCGACACCACTCAACTATATGGGAGATATTTTATAGCTGATGAGTTTATTGAGCCAGTTTTTGTATTGGAAGAAATAACAGAAATATTGCGGAAGGATCCTACTAAATTAAATGATTATGGTAAATCAAAAAGAATTAATATATATACAATCATGACTGATATTATTTCTCAAAGAGAAGAAATTCTGACTGCAATTCAAGAAATGAATGTTGGAAAAGTTTCGCACCAAAAAATTACAGACGCACTTTGCGGATGTAGTAAAAATTATGCTAAACTGATCACTGATATTAAACGCGCCATATATGCTGGGTTTATATATAATATCGCAACTTGGGACGAAAACGCATTCCAATATAAATTAGACTACAAGAACGAATACGTGACTGTTCGCTCTCCATTAATAATTCCTCTTAAAAAAGATAACTCTCATAAAATCGCACAATTAAGACCGAAGAAGATTATTATATCTAATTTATTAATATCTCCTTCACCAATATCAAAAACATATAAATACAATGGATCGATTATATCTGTAATTGACGGATTTATAAATATAGACCAGGGGTTGATTGTCAGTTGAAGTATTTCGTCTTGTTATTTTGTTTTTTGAATACAAATGAATATCATGTAATATATACGCGAATTAATATAATTGTAATTGTATAAAAAGAAAAGCTTTCACACGTAAAAGTTTTCACCATGGTAACTGACACTTTATCATCAAGACTCCGTATTTACGGAGTGCGTAATAAACGTAAAAAAAGATCTGAAATTATCAAAGAACGGGCAGAAAAAATTAAAAAAGATCAAGAAGAGAAGAAACAAAAACAGATTGCTGGAATTGCTCGTAATAAAGCAAAATCATTAGCTAAATCTAAAATAATGACGGATCGGGCAATCAGAAACAAACTAATTAAATCTCGAGCTAACGGCGCAACTCAAGTGATCAAAAAGGCAAATCGAAGAAAGGCTTTAGCATCAGCACCCAAGAAAAATATACCTCGTCCACCAAAGCGTGCCGTTAAAAAACCATCATTCCAAAAAGGAAAGGATATGAATTCTATATTGAGGAGAAAAGGAATGGAAGAACGAATACGCAAAAGAGATTTAAGAAGACAGATGGCTGCAAAACGAGCTGTATTAATGAGAAATCAACAAGCTGCTAATGATCCACTTGTAAGAAGGCGAATGGCTGCAAAGAAAAAGAAAGCATCTCAAAGAACCGTTTCAATAAAAAATATTGAATTACAAACAAAAATGGCCCTTAGAGCATCTCAATTTAAGAAATCATTAGAAGCAAAGGCAAGACTTGAAAAAACAGAACGAATTAAAGCAGAAAAAGCAGCAAAACTAATGAAAGAAGAAATGAGAAAGAAAGCCATTAACGACGGACAAAAACAAAAAGAAGAAACAGAACGCAAGAAACGAATATCAGAAGTAGTACAAAAACGTGAAGAACAACGAAAGAAAATTGAAGAACAAATAAAAATAGCTAAAATTGCTAAAATAGCTAAAATTGCAAAATTAAATATAAAAGGAAAAAAACTAGCAGAAACGTCCCTAGATGAGTTGAAGAAAGAATCTGGAATATTAAGCGAATCAAAAGAAGAAGATATAATTGCTCAAAATACTGGAGTAAAAGAAGAACTTGAAGTAAAAGAAGAACTTGAAGTAAAACAATTAGTAATTGCACAATTGGCAGAAGTTGATGTTTCAGAAGAAACTGAAAAAACTGTGCTGAGTTTTTCTAAAGATTATGAATTAGCATATAATAAAACAAGAGGATTATTCGGAATATTATTGGCAATATCATCACATGAATTGGTAAAGGGAATCGTCATCCAAAATTTATCAGTGTCCAATAAAAATGGAAAAATAAAGGATCTTAAAATTACACTTGGATCAAGAAACAGAAGCGGAAATTTATTAAAAGTTCAAATTAAAGAATTAGACAAAAAAATAGAAGCATCAGCAGATGTACAACATAAAGGTCAATTGAAATTATATATTAATTTATATTCGACTTCGTGGGGATCTAAAGAAAATGTGATAGTAATAGCAAAAGATAGTCGAATAGAGTTAATTCATTAATCAGTTAATCATTGTATATTTCTAAATAATGGTTGTCATCATTTTTCCATTTTTTATATTTTTTATTTTGCGTTATCATCAATAACATTCGTATTACCAATTCTGTCATATTATGTAATATATCTATTGATTCTCGTTTGCTACTTTCATTAGATTTTATTTCATCCTCATTATATTTAAATTCTGATATTTGATTGATGCAGGTTGTGCTTTTTATATTATTTGTTGGTACAAACAACGTTCCAATTAAATTCTTGTTTTTGATAACAAAGTTATATATCTTTTTTATATCTTTGTCCTCAATCAGTGTTTTGTATTCTATGTTTTCATTTATATTGTATTTTATTATGTTGACATTATTTTTTATGTATTGTTCTATGGATGTTATTTTATTATTGACAGTTGAAGACATTGGTTTGGTGAGAAAATTGATTTTGTTCATATTATTAATAGTTGTTTATAATTTTGTAATAGTAAAAAAAAATATCAATTTTCACACGATGAACACATTAGCGCGCTGTTTCAATGATTTTACAATATATAATGAAATTGATATAATAAGAGATAATGGAATGGATATAATAAAAGATAATGGAATGGATATAATAAGAGATAATGGAATGAATATAATAAGAGATAATGGAATGGATATAATAAGAGATAATGCAAATAGAATGGACATAATAGACAATGGAATGGATATGTGTGAGTTAAAAACAGAACTTATAACAAATGATCCAATGATTTTAGGTAAATTTTATAACAAGAAGCAGCAACGTAATAACGAATGTTTGACCAGTCTCATGAAAGATATATGTGATAAGAAGTTCGTCAGTATCACCGATGGACTTAATCAAGCAAATCACACAAAATCACGTTCAAAATCACGTTCAAAATCACGTTCAAAAGTGAAAAAACATTTAAATGAATATATCAATGATGACTCAATTGAGAATTTTATATCAATTAACGGACACATGAATATAGAAAATGAACATAGATTTGTGGTTGTCAAAGAAATAGTAAATGGTGGACTTGGCAAATATAAAAAATCCATTGAAAATTATTATAAAAAAATAACCAAAAAAAATAATAATTTGATAATATTGTTAGTAAAAGATATAACCAATTATGACACATTTCATGAGAAATTTATATATTGCAGAAAATTAAAAAGAAGTGTGAGCACAAATCATGATGATAAAACTAAATGTGTAGACGACGGTTTACTCTTATTATTAAGTGTTAAATTCAATATACCGATTATATCATTGGATAAATTTCGTGACAGAGAAGAATTGATAAAAAAGTATTCAAAAATGAAACTTGATGTTAAATTTATCCGGGGTGGAAAAACAATAAAAACTATATATTGAATCCAAGAAATTACAAAATATTCCATTAGAAAAACAGTTTATAGTATTATAAATCAAAAGAACCGTGTGTAAAGTTTATTTTTTATACATATGGTATTTTTTCTGTCACTCTATGTATTAACGATACAAGGAAATTTATCTGATGGATAATTGCAACAAAAAGGCAAATTTCGAAGAATATGAGATTCTTAATTCTGTAAAACCATATTACGACAGAACCAGGTTTCCATACAACAGCATAAATCAAAAAATAAGATCAACTGGTAAAATAATAAAATTGTTACAATTACATTTGCGTAGTAATAAACGAGGCGGAAAAGAAAATAAAATATTGGTTATATAATACAAAATGAACTACATAATACGAAGTATATTGTCAGAATTTCTTGAATTCAAAGACAAAATAAATTTATTATCTGTATTTTCTACGGACGCGGATATTATGAGATCGACAGAATCAAATATAGAATTTTATAGAAAAATGGTGGAATTGTCACCAATGAAATTATTACAGAAATACATAAATATAAAAATAAATGATACAAAATTACACGAACAAGCATATATTTATGCATTGATGATCAATAATATGGACGCCGCCGACATAATTTCTGTGTGTATTGGACCAATTCCTCAAAAAGCACTGGAAATAGCGGGAAATAATGTTTCGGTTGAACAATTAAAGTTGGTTCAAAAACACATGAATATCATAAAATCCAAAGATTATTATAAAATGTTTAAATATATTCAAAGCAACAGTTTTATGCACCTAAGATATATTTGTAATGCACAAAACATAACATTTGCTGATGATGGGTTGTTGTCTATAAAACTGGCAATACGACACAATAATGAAAAAATAATAGATATGATATATAAAAATACAAATTATGATCGAAATAAATTATTGTCTATAGTGAATTTCGAATTCAATAATAAAACTTAAATCATCACTTTGCACATAACTTCATAGACACTAATATCTGATATATTGCCATTATAAATATACATCGTCTCATCTTTATTGACATTGTATTTATCTTTTTCTGACATTATATAAAACAAAATGTGTAAAAATCTAGTCTATATATTGTGTGTGTTAGTAATAATAATTATACTTGTCACAGCTTCAAAATACAAAGACAAATACAATATTTGGAATGAAAATGAAACATTTCCTATAATCGCAGGAAGATCTAGTGCTTATCTAGCACATGATTTGTTAGGATCAAGAAGCAATCGAATAAAAATCGCTGACAATCAAAGCGTCACTGGAATAGAATATAAAACATATTGGCTACCTAATCAAAACGAAACAATAACCAGTGATGTAGTATCAGATATGATTGGAGAATGTAAAAAATATGGCTGCAATGCCATCGTATACAATAAAAATCTGAAAACATTCAAAATATTAAAGTCAACCAACTTTGATCTGTCAATAACAGACGTAAATTCCATGATAATTTATGATTTCTAAAATATTTACAAAGTAAAGTTTCAGAGTAATAATAATAATAATGTGTGTAAATATATAGAAAATGAAAAAAAGCACAGAAAAATTATTGAAAGGATTATTGGTACTATGTATTGTCATTATCATAATATTGGCATTTGTCGGTTTTGGATTCTCCAAAAAAACAGAAAAAATGAAACATTATAGTGACCGAGACATTGATCTGTTAGTTATAAATAAAGCATTGGCATTGGTTACAGATATGTCAAATTCATCAAGATTGTGGTCTCCGTCAGAATATGATCCAACTTTATCACGTTTTATGTTTGATGGAATTTCATTAAACACAATTTTTGAAATAGGAAGTAAAGAAATAGTTTTACAAGATGTATCTTCAGCATATACTGAATTTAAAAATAAACTAAACAAAGGAAAAATATTGCAAGTTTGTGGAGCGGGTGTTGACGCTGTAGGTATGGGTCAAGCAACAATAGTCAACCCTGATTATGTCAGATTGGGCGATCCAGTAAGATTAAATCCAAAATGCTCTATTATATTCCACCAATCATTCAATGAAATCATAGCGAGAAGACTAATTTATTTTAATCAAAGAATCCACCAAGAAAAACGAGCAATAGGATTAACCACTGGAGCATTGCCAAACATAAAAAAAACACATGATGTTTATCACAGAGAACAACAAAGACAACAATTACAGCACTCTAGATTAGATAGAATGGATATTGGTGTTGCTCGGTTATCAAGGAGCTGAGTGTTCGTAAATTTGCTGTTAGCTAAATCCTTTGGATTTCGCGCAAGATTTACTCACCTCCTCTCGACGGTAAACCGCCGACCCGTCGCAAACGTGTATTGTTCCTGTTGATCCGAGTAATTACACTTCTCGTAGGAACAAGATTTTTTCATATCTTGTATGTTATAGCATTATGAACGATTTATATTTAATAATTGTAATAATAGTAGTCTTACTAATCGTATTTCTGTTATCGTTTGACAAATTTATTAAGTGGAACAGTGATTTTGGCATCAATTCTAAACAAATAGATTTACCTTGGCGAAGTGCACATTTTCGACCAGTTCTTGTACAAGCAATGAAACAAGGAAAATATAACTTCAACACAATTGAAACTAATGTAGGTCTTGATCCAATTTTAACAAAACATAACAACAACGCTAAACCTGGGCAAAATGAACCTACTCAGCGTTGGGCTTACAAGGCGCGAATTTACGGAGATGTAATAACTAGGAAGAAATACCGTAATATAGGCCGCAGTTTAATGATTGATCAAATAGTGCGAGATACTGAAAAAATGGGAGCAGACGTAGCTCAAATAGATATGGGCCGAGATTTAGTAACTTTCTTTAAAAATCCGAAATATAACAGATATAGCCCAAGACACATTTCAGTATTTAACAGAAAATATAATCCAATGATCAGAGATATTTATCTCGAACAAGTCAAAAATCGTAAATATACTGACGCAGGTTAATGATATGTCTCACGAAAATTGAATAAATAATGACATATAAATTATGTCGTCTGATTTATTTGACAATCACGATCCAGCAAATATAAATTACAGTGTTTTATTAAACAAATTTATAATTATTGATCTTTCAGATATTGTAATTGAATTTTTGGGAGAATGTTCTCACTCGGCGAGCAACAGAAGATTATTGAGTTTTGCAATAATTGATAATAATTTAGAAAAAACATATTTATACAATGATAAAATTATGTGTGGCAGATGTATAATCCATAAATTTTTAAAATCACCAAAAACATATTCATATATGTTCGATTGCGTGCATTTATGCAGTATATGTATAAATTGCAAATGTCCTTCTATCACTGTGAATAAACAAAATGTCACGGATTGTGAACGAAAATTTCATAATATTGAAGTTAGCGACAAGTTGAATGATGATGATGAAACAACATTATATGTTAATCCAAAAAAAATCAATTTTATAAAATTTTCGCATTGTTCACCTATATCAAGTGGATTTGGCTCTTGTTGTTTTGATTACACCCCATACAAAAGTGGAATAAATATTAATTTTGACTGTGTGCATTTAAACTTACATAACATTGAAACAGATTAAGCAATTTTTTATCAACCGTAAAAATTGATTTTATTCTGATCAACACAATACAAAATGGATTTATTCGGATGGGATGATGAAATACAAAATAAATCACAATTATCGTTGTTACAAAAATATATTTGTGATGATTTGATATCTATAATATATTTTTATATTGGCGAATGTTTTAATTGTGTTAAAAAAATAATTTATACAACCGAGCGAAAATGTACAAAAACATATGTATATAACAATAAATTAATGTGTAAAAAATGTATTGTATATAGTTGCATTGGTTATAATAGATTATTTATCTCGTACACTGAAAACATTAAACAATACACTACAATAAATGTAGAAATTATACCACAAAATAATAAAATATGTCAATGCAAATGCGATAAATTGTCAAAATCATACATTTTTAACACAAATGAATTCTTAATATCATTTGGATTTCTGATATTAAATGGTACATGGTACAGGGAAGGTCCTTGTTGTTCAAATCCATTGCAAAAATCATTTATTAAAATAAAATTCAATGCCATCAGGTAATATTTAATAACCGCATTTTGTTTTGATTCCTGAGTAAATTTATTTTTTTTCAGATCTATCATTCTGGGATTTACTGAAAAAATAAGGTTGACAGAATTGTTGAGGGTTAATTATAATCATATGAATAAACATCAACATAATTTGATTCGTTGTCACTACTGGTATTTTGTATAATATTACATAATTGCGTATTTAGAGTTCCAAAGCGTGCACATTTTTTGTCAATATGTGCATAATAATATGCCTCTTCCTGATAACCATCTTCCCAGATATTTACAGCATTTGTAATATGTATTTCCCGACATATAATTTTTTTATTTGGGTTATACATGAAAGTTTCATATAAAAAGCAACGTTTCAAGTTATGTTTATGTTTTATTATATATGGCACAATACAAGAACCACATATTATTTTATTATCATGCTCAATTAGTTTTTTCTTTCTATATTTATTTGAGCCGACACCACCACATTTTAACATATCACAATCACATATCTCAGAATAAGTAAATATAATTTTTATTATATCACAATACAATCCTTTTTCCAATAATACGTTTGAAATGGTCATTTATATTGTGAGTTATTTCAATTTTCACAACACATAACTCACAATGACAATTATGCTGATAATTATTTTTTATCTGTTATTAAATATAAATTAATAATGATCGTAAAAGATTACGCTAATATTTGTGAAGCTAATCCGTTGGTTATATTAAAACCTAATGATATAAACAAAATTCAGTCAATATTAGTAACTAATAATAAACATTCACATCCACTTAAAATATGTATTGCTGGCTCTAAATTTAGTCATGGAGGACATACTATGTTAAACGATGCTATATACATTGATATGATAAACATAAATAACATTAAATTAAATTCCAATAGAACAATTACTGTCGGAGCAGGCGCAACATGGGAACAAATTCAGAACTTTTTGGACAAATTTGATTTATCAGTTGCTGAAATGCAATCATTCAGAAATTTTTCCGTAGGTGGTTCCATTAGTGTTAATTGTCATGGCAGAGGATTAAAATATGGAACATTGTCAGATACAATCGTTAATATGACTGTCATGACCAGCGATGGTAAAATATATAATGCATCTCGGAAGAATAATTTTGATTTATTTAGAGCAATTGTTGGTGGATATGGCTCTACCGCAATAATATTAACAGCAACGCTGTTAACTGAAAATAATTACAATGTTGAACGCATAGTGACAAAAACGAATATATCAGAAATTACCGATATATTCCACAATTTAGATAAACAAAAAAACCTGATATTCTACAACGGTAATATATTCCCTGGTTATGGAAATAAATTAACAAATACATATTGGGTTTACACTGATAAAAAACCAACGATAAACGACAGATTACAAAAGAAGAAGAAATATTATCCATTGAATATGTACATTGAACATGTTCTGAGAGTTTATAAATTAACTAAATACGTAAGGCCATTATTACAATCTAAATTATTGAACAAGCCAATAATTTGCAAACGAAATTATGAAATGGGTTATGATACAAACGAACTCAAACCTCTGATGAAATGGCCGTCTACAAGAATATTGCAAGAATATTTTATACCAGTGCCTCACATCGAATGGTTTGTAAAAGAAATGATGACGATTTTCAAAATATATAATGTTAATGTGTTGAATATTTCTTTGCGTTATGTTAAAAAATCCAATATTCCGTTATTGAATTATGCAAAAAATGATTGTGTGGCCGTAGTTTTATATTTAAATGTTTATCCAAATAAGTTAAATAAAACACAAAAATGGA